TAATACGCAGCCTTATGGATAAAGAGTTCTACGATGACCATCGTGGTGCTAAGTGTCCTGATAGACTGTTCAGCAAAGATGTACGTAAGATCAAGCAAGCAATTGACACAGCTATGGATCGCTATGAACGTACAATTACACCGGATGAAATTGAGGCATTGTTTATGTCCAACAATCCAACCCTCACCACAGCGCAAAAGGGCGCTTACAGTTCACTGTTTAATCAGATCAAGAAGGAAGCCCCTATGGGCAGCGACATAGCACAGGAAGTGCTGTCTAAGCTGTTCCAGCAGGTCGTAGGAGAAGACGTTGCCAACCTTGGCTTTGACTATGTAAACGGTACGAAGGGTAGCCTTGAGCCATTGCGTGAAATACTTGAGCGTTACTCAGATGACTTCACCCCTGACCTACGTATTGAGTGGGATGACATTGACGTTGACACACTCCTTGAGAAGAATGATCTGGAATCACAATGGTCATTCAACATACCTACCCTCACACGTAAGGTAGAGGGCGTCAATGCAGGTCACTTGATTGAAGTGGGTGCACGTCCCAACACAGGCAAGACATCCTTCCACGCCTCTCTCATTGCAGCGCCGGGTGGCTTCGCACATCAGGGTGCCAAGTGTATTATACTATGTAATGAAGAAGCATCATACCGTGTTGGTGCACGGTATCTGACTGCGGCTACTGGTATGACTATACAAGAGGTGAAGGATAACCCAGCCCGTGCCCGTGATGCATACTCAGTTGTAGCAGACAACATCAAGATCAAGGATGCAAGTGATCGTGATATGTCATGGGTTGAGTCTGTATGTAAATCATACAAGCCTGACATTGTAATCCTAGACATGGGTGACAAGTTCGCCCGTACTGGTGGCTTCTCACGCCCTGATGAAGCACTGAAAGCTAACGCTATCTATGCCCGTCAGATTGCCAAGTCACACAACTGTGCTATCTTCTATATGTCTCAGCTATCAGCTGATGCAGAGGGTAAGGTTCTACTGAACCAGAGCATGATGGAAGGCTCACGTACTGGTAAGGCAGCGGAAGCTGACCTGATGGTATTGATTGCCAAGAACCCTGTGGTTGATGGGCAAGAGGAAGAAGACACACAGCGTCACTTGAATGTTGTGAAGAACAAACTATCTGGCTGGCATGGTGTTGTACACTGTGACCTAGAGTACAAGACTGCGAGGTATACAGTGTGAACCAACTAGAACTCTTTGATGTTGTACTTCATCACTACGATGAAGGGCTAGAGTGTAACAAGTGCGCAATGACACTGCCTCTGGATAACTTTAATAGTATAACGTATGCATCAGGAACTATAGAATACAAAAGGATATGCAGAACTTGTCAACGCAATCAAACACAGTTGATAACGTACTTGAAAAGTACAAATGCATACCCACCTGATGACTATACGTGTCCCATATGTCAGCGAGACATTGTGGAGATAGGGCGCAAGGGGCAGAAGAAGTTGCAGAGTTGGGTGTTGGATCACTGCCACGACACTGAAACATTCAGAGGTTGGGTGTGTCATCATTGCAATACAGGACTTGGTGCATTCAAAGATGACATCAATAGAATTAGAAATGCAGTTAACTATTTACAGAAACACGAGGAGATTACAGGATGAACACAGTATGGTTACTAATATGGTTTGTCTTAGTGCCAGAGAACGGTGTAAGGTACTACCACTTGGGTACTTATGACAATGAGACCCTATGTAATACTGGACTGAGAGACGCTTCAGTTATGGTCAATGCTACTAACGAGACAGTGCAATGTATTGGAGTACAGGTAGGTGATTAAAGCGACATACATAAACCACATGGGCAATGACCTGACCGTAGCTAACGCAGCACGAGTATCCTTTGGTAAGACAAGTGAGATGGAAGACGATCCTTGGGGTCCACCAAAGATCAAGGCTAAGGACGATAAACTGATCCGTTACCTTGCCAAGCACAAGCACATCAGCCCCTTTGGTCATTGCTTCGCCAGCTTCCACGTCAAGGCTCCGATCTTTGTAGCACGGCAGCTAGTCAAGCATAAGTTCCTACGCTGGAATGAGATCAGTAGACGTTACGTTGATGATGAGCCTGAGTTCCATGAGCCTTCAGTGTGGCGTGGACGTAGTGCAGACAAGAAGCAGGGTAGTGAGGGTGTCGTTGACGTAGGTGACTGGGGCGATACAAACTGGGCATGTCTTACTGCTTACAAAGATTTACTCAATCATGGTGTAGCACCTGAGCAAGCACGTATGGTACTGCCACAGTCTATGATGACTGAGTGGTACTGGTCAGGTAGCCTTGATGCTTTTGCTGATATGTGCAATCTAAGGTGTAAGCCTGACACACAGGCAGAGACACGGCTGGTAGCACAACAGATTGACTACAAGATGATTGAACTATTCCCTATATCTTGGGATGCACTGATGGAGAATGATGATGACTAAAATGTATGACTTAGAGCCTATGATAATGGACTGTTGGCATGTCTGTGATGACCTACAGGTAGTGTTCAGACAGATAGGTGACGGTGAACGTGAGCCTACGCACGATGAGATGATGAACACCTTGATGGGTATGCAACAGTTATACCAATGGAAGTTTGAGCAGTTGTTCTTCAAGTATGAACAGGTGATAGCAGAGGGTAGAAAGAACCATGATTAGACCCATGACACCAGAGGAACGTAAGGCATCACAAGATCGTGACGAGGTTAACAAGTGGCGCAAGTGTGTTAGTTGTGGTAATGCTAGTAGAGACACGTGGTGTGGCTTCTGTTTAGAGGAAGAGTAATGATAAACAGTGAATGGAGACGCTTGATGAAAGAGCATGAAGACTTTAAGGAGACAGTAATGGCAGAGCATACGCCAGACAACGTGAACAACCCACCACACTACGGTAAAGGAAAGATAGAATGTATTGACTACATTGAAGACTTCTTAACTAAAGAGGAATACATTGGTTACCTGCGTGGTAACATAGCTAAGTACCTACACCGCTGGCGTTACAAGAACAAGCAGGAAGACTTGTTGAAATCGCAATGGTACTTGGAACGATTGATACATCTACAAGAGGAGAAAGTATTATGATACCTGTAGGTCAACTAAGATTGTTACTCACCAAGGCAGGGCTTGAGTATGTCATCACCCGTGTGGAAGGTAACGTAGCTCACGTTAACATTCTTGTAGCAGAGCAGCCAGATGTACACAGTTGAGTTTGAAAGTGATGCAGCAGTCATAACAACACTAGATGAAAATGACCGCTTCAATGATGTGGAAATGGTAGTCGGTGATGACGATGTTGTTTACTTGAGACAGTTTGATAACACACTAAATGAGTATCAGATATTGTATATGTCGTACCAACAGTTGCTAGATTTAAACACGGCACTACGTAGTCCAGAGGGTGCCTTCTATTCACGGTTAGTAAAAGGGAGATAGCAAATGAACAAAGATGAGATAGACGCAGCGGCACTTGTATCAGAAATGCATCGTCAAAACCTGACGTGCAAAGAAGCACTAAAAGCAATGCAGATGTATGCCAATGATAAAATGTTTCAAGATGAACTTGACAAGGTATATGGCAATGATCTATTAATAGAAGATGAATGGGATAACTGGTATCCAAACGATTCACTATAGGAGACGCAATGAAACACCTTACCCTTGACGTAGAAAACACTGTGGTAAAGCGGAATGGTAAGATGCACCTTGACCCGTTTGAACCTGAGAATACACTGGTAATGGTAGGTATGCTAGATGATCTTGGAAACCAAGACATTGTAACTTTTGATCACGCAGAGCAACAACCTACCACAGAGGGGCGGCTGATTGTCCAACAGAAACTGGATGACACCGCCCTTCTAATTATGCACAACGCTGCACACGACTTGCTTTGGCTTTGGGAGTCTGGCTTCACATACAATGGCCCTATCTTTGACACCATGCTAGGTGAGTACGTGTTGCAGCGTGGGCAGAAAGAAGCTCTATCACTTGATGCTTGTGCTGAACGGTACAACCTTGACACACAGAAGCAAGACACACTCAAGGAGTATTTCAAGCAGGGCTACTCAGTACGTGACATTCCACATGCAGAGTTGTCAGAGTACTTGTCACATGACTTACATGCCACACAGCAATTGTATCTGCGTTTGCAGACATCATACGAGGAATGCACTTCACTGGATGGAACGATACGACTGACCAATCAGTTGGCTATACACCTTGCTAAAGTATATCAGCGTGGGTTCAGTGTAGACATGGATGCACTTGAAGGTGTGCGGCAAGAGTTCCAACAGGAACGTGACCAGTTGGTACGTGACCTTGAGGAACAGATCAGTGAGTTGATGGGTGATCGTCCTATCAATCTCAATAGTCCAGAGCAATTGTCTTGGGTTATCTACAGCAAGAAACCCCATGACAAAAAAGTATGGGCTGACCTATTTGATTCGTATCGTATGTCTGATACGGACTATCGTAGTACAGTACGCCAGAATACTAAGACGTTGTACAAACAAAAAGCAAAGCAGTGCACAACATGCAACGGCACTGGTCAGATACGGAAGGTAAAGAAAGATGGAACACTCTATGCACGAACAAATAAATGTACTACCTGTGATAGTTCAGGTTATATATTTATGGATATTCATTCGTCTGTTGCGGGGTTAAAGTTCAATGCACCTACAGCAAAATGGGCCTCAGCTAACGGTTTCGCAACAAGCAAAGATAAACTTGAGTACCTTGAAGGTATCGCTAGACAACGTGGTATGCAGGACGCAGTGTTGTTCTTACAACGAGTTCGCCGCCTGTCTGCCGTTGATACA